CGCTAACTCCTCGAGCTTTCACTCTAATGACTTAAGATACTGGACTATCCACCAATCAGCTATGCCTCCCGTCAAGCGGGATGTATCAGAAGTTCTCTCATTATCAAACTGCATAGTCTTGGTATATCCTAAGAAATCTGGCATGTACTCGATAGCTTTCTGTGCCTCACTCTCAATATTGGCAAGAAACCCTGGGATATCTAAACCCAATCTGTATTTATCCCCTTTCATGCAGTAGCGCACGAACTCTTCGCGCAGAGGATGGTATTTAACGTTCTCGAGTATGGATAATTGACGTAAGGCTACCATCTTCGAATTCCACTTATCCGGATCATAAAACCTTTCCTGTTCAGCCAACCTACCTAGAGCGCGGTAAGTTGAGTAAACGCCCACGCATACATTATCAACGCGATAGTCCTTGTGGTGCCAGCGTCTTAAGTATACGCAGTCCTGTTTGCTCGCATACTGTTTATCAGTGTTCATCTCCTGACCATGCTTAGTATACGACCGCATTACATCATCCACAGTACACCCTGGGTAACTTAGGATCCCATCGTCACCTAAACACTGTGAATGAGGGTTTAAATTTTGTCCGTGGTCTATTGCAGCCTCATGCTGTAGACATCTGTGAGTAATCGTCTCATCAACATTGGTACCACCTGAACCAGATCCCATACCGTGGTTACCAGTGCGGACTTTATTCCAATCGTACATAAGAGGTATATTGTACTTAATTGGAAATATTTCGGCCAGCCAACTCGGTTCGGCACCTAATTCGTTGAGAACTTTCCAAGCACAGTTCTGCATGTCACGATTAAAGTGCTGGTCGAATTTCGAGAAGTCTGTGCATATCACTAAGTCATCTGGTCCCTTACTATCAAATAACAGAGTGATTTCACGGTCAACTGCTTCCATGCTAACCCAAGCTGGAACTAAGTTGAACTTTTGTGCTGACTGGATCAAAGGTTGATACAAACGAAGTTCTTCGATGTTTGCGGCAAATGGAAACATCCAAACTACACGCTGTTTAACATCTTCCTTCTCTGGACCACCTTCTTGTCCACGCCATCCTAAAACTGCACAATACTGCCAATCATCACCTTTGAGATTCATTAAGTCAAAGTCAAAATAACACGGAATCGTGTCATCTACAACTAGACGTCTCTTGGTGAAGAAAGGACTGCCAGAGTTAGTGGATAACTTCATGTCAGATACAGTATTTTGCTGAGATTTAAGACGAAGACCGCCAATCTTCGGCTTCCATTCCTTAAGTAATGCACCTCTTGCTGCATCAGAAATGGGTTTCGATTCAAGGAGAATAGAATCGTAGTAAGAATCAATGTCTGACATCCTATCACTGAGAGGTAACATGATCGACATTGGTCCAACCTTTTTACGGAGGTCATTCTCAAATTCCACTAAAGAGGGCCACTGTGTCTTCAGTGATTCAATGTGTGAATCCCAGCCCTTTAAAATGGATTCAAGAGATTTACCCTTGTAAAATGGTGTACGGTACTCTTCACTTTGACCACTTCTTACATGTTCAAAGTATGCCCGTAATCCTGGATTTGGCAACTTAAAATATTTTGCCATGATGTAATTAGTTTCATTCTTCTTCATATTGTGTTCCTT